AGTGTAGAAGTTGACAGATGCTTGCCATTCATCTGACTGATGCCAAGTCTGCTTCTGATAGTTGTAGATCAGACAAGGCAGTTGCTTGAAGTCTTTGTCGATAGAGACGATGATGACATTATCAAAGCCCAGTTTTGTGGCTTCAATAGCGATGGCATCATCTGCTTCTTGCCCATCCACCACGATAGCACCCCAATTATCAATCAGATACTGACGAGCGAACTTATGGTAGATGGGCTTCTCCTTTGGGCGCTGTGCCTTGTATATATCTGACAATTCGTGCCTGAAGTTACCTGATCCAGTTAGATAGCCTTGATACTCACAAGGCACTTCTGTAGCATCAAGAATACTATTCATAATGCTATTCAGCTTCTCTACCACACCAGAGATTGTATCACCCTCTGCGGAGAAACAGGCATGGTAGGTGATGATGTCCATGTCTATGAGTAGTTTCATTTGTCACCATTTAATAGACCAAAGACAGTAGGAAAGGCTGGCAGCAAGACTTCCTTGATTTTACGGGCAAGGACAACGTGTTCCCATTGTGTAACACCTTCATCATCACGAACATCAAGATAGTGAATCCAGCTACGGATTGTTCCATTTACACGAAGGCGAGACATTGTAAGCCCTTCTGGAAGGATTGCACGGGCGCATTCCTTAGCTACACCATCTTCAAGCATGGTACGATAAAGAGATTCTGCTGAACCTCTTATCATAAAAGAGGCATCTTCACAAAAATCTTGAGTATCTTTACTCAGATCATCAATAGAGTTTTGACGGTTCTTACTATCTTGTCTACGAAACTCACGATCAGTAAACTCAATCTGATCAGAGTATCGTTGACTGAACTCTTGAAAAGAGAAGCTACGATGACGCAACAGTTGTCGTGTAATGTCTCGTGGTGCTTCTACTTCAACAATAGCGTTAGCCATCTCGAACACTGACCAGTGCTTGTTACGAACACAGTAGGCCAACAAGCGTTCATGGTCAGGACTATCTTGGTTTGCAGGGTTTGATACCCTAGCGCAGTAAGCAATAAGACCTTCTGCACTACCAGCCCCCACCCCGATAGTTGGTTGGGTGAGGGCCACAAGTTTAGCGTTGATTGTTGTCATTCAGTCCATGCCTCATCGCCACTGGTCTTAACTACGCCAAGTTTCTCAACGTAGGTATAACCAACAGCCTGTAGGAAGTTCAGGAGCATATCCATCACATCTGGGAGATAGTCCAGATTGTCGTGTGTGATGCCAACCATACGGTCTTGGTCTTCACAGATCAGGGTAAACTTCATGCTGCTTCCTCTTCACGGTTATAGACCAAATGGTCAACGATCTTAATCTTAGTCAATGTAGTACGGCAGATGTTAGTGCCATCTTTACCTTTGAACGAGGTCAACAGGTTGGTCACTTCAGCGATGGAACCATTACCAATCAGACCATCAACGTCTGCATCCCAGACAGCACCAGAAGCATTAACGACTTTCGGTGGTCCACCAGCTTTCTCAATGATAACACCATCATCAGTCTTAACAAGATGCTTACGTTCAAACTTGACAGCAATCACACCATCCATCAAACGCTTTCCGACAGGCTTCTTCTGAGAACCAGCCTTCTTCAACTTCTCGAACTGTGCTTTGTCCAAGACTTGGGTCAAAGTATAAGCGCCTTCGCATTCGGCGTACACTCCTTCGTATCCCTGCATATCCCGATTGTCTTCAAAGATACGCGCCCATTCAATCGGTCCAACGGTCGTAACTTCGGTATATTTAGTCATTTTTCTCTGTATTCCTATGATATTATCTAACCCTTGTGGCTAGAATGTTGTCGGGATTTCTTCAATCTGGCAAGTGTTGCTCCCGCCAGAAAGTATGATATAGGTGTTGGTCATGTCCGTGTCAAGGGGCTATACAAACTATTTTTGCATTTAGTGTACCTTTCCGTAATTATCACCAAACTGCACATCCACATCCAGTAGGACATTAAGTTTCAACTTCTTATTGACGTAGCCAATGGCATCCTTGAGGACTTCCTTAGCCATGCGTTCCTCACCTTTCTTTACAGGCACACCCTGTTCGTCGTGGAACTGGAATGCCACAGGAAGACCAAGCATCCTAGTGAACTGAAGCCAAGTGTCAAAGCAGAAGACACCTGTGCTTTGGTTCAGAGTAGAGAACGTATCCTTGTCAGAACGTAGGTTATGCCAAAAGCCAGACACAGGGTTCTGCAACCACATCTGAGTGCCACCAACAATCCTAACCTTCTGTGTCTCAGACACTCGTTTGATAGACCAGTTACGCTTCCAGTAGGCTTCAATCAAGGCTTCTGCTTCCTTTACAGGGATGTCTAAACCTCTAGCTAGTTTAGCCTTGCCTACCCCATAGATGCAGGAGTAGTTAGCAGCCTTGAATTTCTTACGGAGGGGCTTCAAGTTAAGTTTCCCTTCGTTGTATTGGTCGATCTGGTCTTGGGTTACAGCACCAGCAAACAAGGCAAGATTGAGGTGGGGGTCAAAGCCTTCTTGAGACATCTCGTTGACATACTTTGGGTCGAGAGGCTTCATGTAGTGGCGCTTTGTGGTATCTTCTAGGCTAACCATGTCGCTACCAGCCCAGACATAACCTTCTGGTGGTAAAAGACAGCCACGGACTTCCTTACCCCAAGGCTTGTCTACGCTAGGTAGGTTGACTAGTGGCTTAGAGTGTTTGAATCGCAGAGTGTTAGTAAGACCAGCAATCTCTGCTTTCAACCAGCCGTCTTTGTGGCATTCTAGGAACGACTTGAAGATAGCAAGACGGTGACTGATAACTGTCAGACCTTCCAAAATTCCCACGGCAGGGTCTTTGTCGATCAGGTCAGTCACACTTTCGCACAGTTCACCTTCATCACGAACCTGTGGGATCATGCGCTCTTTCCCTGTGGTCTTGTCCTTGACATACTTGAAGGTCTTAGGCTTCCATCCAAGGTTAAGCAGCCACTCCTTGACCTGATCAGAACTGTTAGGGTTGCCATCTTCAATCTTGTCTAAGACATTGACCATTCCCCTAGTGGTGTGTGGCAGCTTTAGCATGACTAGAGTATCCAACCACTTCTTTCCTGCCACAGACAAAGAGCCGTCTTTCTTGTATAGATTAGCTGGTTCCTTCAGTTCTTTGTAGACAGGCTTCTTAGGCATGGCCTTAGCAAGTTCTACAGTCTTCTCTTCTTTCTGTTGTAGCAGAGTGTCGTAGGAGGTCTGGCACAGGTCTAGATCAAGACGAACCTTAACCAATTCCTGTTCTCGTGCAGTGTCCATCTTAAAGCCAAGATAGTCAATGAACAGATGTGCCTTTTCCTCGCTACCATACAGCTTGAGCATCTTTGCTTCTAGGTCTTTCCAAAGACGCCAGTTGATCTTTACGTCTTCCTCGCAGCGATGCTGATACTGTTCGTAGGTCAGATTATTCCAATCTTCTACCACAGGCTTAGGGATACCATAGTCAATCCCGTAACTTTCAATACCATGCTTAGGTCGATCAAAGTGCAGATACCAAGACAAGGCCAGTGTATCGATGAAACTCTTGTAGGTTAGGTTAGTCCCAAGAATCTTATTGAACAAAGGCAAGTCATGGCGAATAGCATTGTGAGCAACAAACTTAGTATCTGCTGCACACAACACCTCACGCATCTTGTTGTAGTCATTTGTAGACTGATAGGTGATACCATCATCTGTCCAAGACAGGACATGGATTTTGGTGGCATCTTCCCACAGACCATCGCTTTCACTGTCTAGGACGATTACTTTCATTGTTGTACTACAACCCCCAATATTTCAGAATCACAGAAGTAAGATTGAGTTTTCTCTGCACCCTCTCGTGTTAGGTGGATGCTTATCAAAAGCCCTTCTCCCCAGTTATCGCTACCCTCTTTTGGCTCATAGACAACCCATACCATTTGCATTTATTCCCAACTTCCCTTTTCACTAAGGGTGAACGTATCAGCATCAAAGCTAAGTTCACCAGCTAGACCCTCTGAACCGATAGGTCGATTTTTCTTAACTATCAGTCGTGTAGTGTTCCTGTCAACCAGATTATCGGCTTCTTTGTCACGTTCAAGGTCAATGATAACTGAGGCACGTTGACCAATCATTCGACAATACTTGAAATCACCATTGTCATTAGTATGTCCAATAGTAA